TGACATACGATACTTTTTAATTGTTATTTGTTATTAAATATAATAAAAATTCCGCAAGAAAAAAAATTTCTAACGAACTATTTTTATATAAATATCACTTTTTTACTTTAATATGCACAATTTCACTAACCTCTGTATCTATTCTCCTTAGACCTTCGTCATTCGTTAATAGCATACAGTTTCTGTAATTTTCCCAGTCTACCTGGTATGACGTATCTAATACTCCATTATTTACAGATTCGATTAATCTATTTAATGCATTTATTGTATATAGTGTATTTGTATTCTTTTTTCTGTGCAATGATATTGTATTTTCAAGTATTGTTATATCACTTGTAGCCTCAACATTATATGTACACATTAGGTCTCTAACATCATCTGTATTTTTTAGGACAAATATTTTGTTATATAAAACATCATATGTCTCTACTACTAGGTCTACAGTTTTTGTTAAAGCCTTATTATTTGAAAATGTACATAATAGCTGTGTTTTCATTATATATCACCACCCTTTGTTTGACTTGCAGGCATAATTAAAAGTCTACATCCAATTACCAATCCGTCCTTAACCTCAAATTTTGATTCACCTGTATATCTTGCAACCAAATAAGGTTCATAATTTTTACCAAATGTAGGCATTTTTGCACCACCACCATAAATTTTTGGATTCCACATTATATGACCTGCACTACTTACACCTACATGAACTGCATTAGCATCACCATCAGCATCAATATCAAAACCTACAGAAAATGCTGTATTATCCTGCATTAGTATATTGCAATTATTTACACCAGCCTTTCCTGTAAAATAGTCATTTCCAAATATTGACATCATTGTAATATCTTCACCAATTTTTCCTGCCTTTAACACAGACCTTCTTTTTGAAAATCCAGAACTATTTTCCAATGCGTAAAGAGTACCACCATTCATCTTGTTTATTTTACTTTCATGCTTTGTCCAAAGTTTGTCATTTTGGTCCTTAGGAATAACATCCTTACCACCAGCAGTTAATATCCATTTGCCACCTTCAAATCTTAGGCCAGTAACTTTTTTGTATACCTTTCCTGATTTTGCTACCTGCTTTTTTGCTGCCTCAACAAAGTCATCCATCATCTTTTTTACACCTGGAAGTTTTGCCATCTGCTCTGAAAACTTTTTATTAAAAAAGCTAGATACAGAACCATATTGTTGGAATGCAGCCTTTAATTCATTTCCAGATGGGTCCAGATATGCACCATGTTTATATGATATAAAAAAGTTTGCCTTACCACCAATTCCAAATGCCAAATCTGCTTTTGGTACACCAGGAACTTTTGCACCTCCTGATATTTCAACTCCAGTATTTTTTCCTTTAATAAACAGTGGTAGCGACTTCTTTTTACCTAGATTTGTTTTCATCCATTTATCAATATTTTCTATTTGCATTGTTTCATAACCAATACCTGGTGCCATTTTTGCCTTTGTTTCTGCACCAATTTGTAATAGTTTTAATAATGTATGAACTCTACCTAGATGTTTGTCTGATCCCTGCTTTACCTTTTTTGATAATTGGCATATTCTTTCACCAAATGGTGACCTAACCTTTGTAATACTACCTGCTGTTGTAATTATTAATTTTCCTTCCTTGCCAAATACTGTTTTTAGGTCTGAAAATTGCCATGACTTTTTTGTTTTATCATATGTTGCACCTGCACCTGTTAATGGTTGGGGTGGTATGCTTGCTATTCTTTCTACATCTTCATGTGTAATATCAGAACCTCCAATTGACTGTACTATTGATAAATCAAATACTCCTGCAGATTCATTTATATTTTTTATAAGTGATTTTATAAAAATAGGTTTGTAGCCTTGCTCTATTAATATATTTTCAAGGTTATCAACATCTTTTTTTCTATTTATGCTAGGACTACCATCATTTGTCCTATAAGACCACTCATTTATTATTTTTTCTATATTAAATTTCATATGATTCCACTTGCGCAAATGCCCAATCATAGGCATCCTGTGCAGTTCTAAAGCCATCCTTGGTTAGTTCTGCATACCACTTTCCTTCAGACCTTTTATATATTGCTACCATCCATTCATTATCATATTGATCGATTGATGGGCTTACCTCTATCCAAAGTTTTTTATGTAATATTTTGTACAACTTTTCCATTAAATATAAATATCAGACAAGTCCCCATAATGACTACCTATTTTCGTTTTTACTGGGTATAATAATGCCTGTTCTATCTCCTTAATTTTTTTCAATTCATCTGGATGCATATCAAATACCAATGCGTCATAGATATAAAGTACTATTTTTGATTTATTGATTATATTTGAAACAGCATTTATTCTTAAGGTGTTAAACTCAGTCTCATATGCCTGTATTATATAGTTAAAAAGTTTTTGTGGAGTTGTTTTTCCTAGATTCCGCTTATAAAACCTTTTACCTTTTGGTGTTTCAATATAACCTAATTTATTATAAATATCCCAGTTCTTAAAAATTAAATCGTTTATAAGCGAAAAGTATTCTATATGTTTATACTCATCAGGTAAACCACCATATAGTATTCTAAATGTTATCTTTTTTGATTCAGCATATTGTTCATCTGTAAGACTGTCTGTATTAAAATATTGTTTTCCTAAATATTTATGAAAACTTTCTTTTGGTGATTTATAGTCAATTAGTTCTGCAATTAACCTTAGATGGAATGCATCATAATCCATTTCAACAATTTTGCCATTATTAAACCTTGACACATATTTATCTCTTGTACCATCATCCTTATTTAATGCAGCATAATTTATACCATTATTACTATTTGATGGCCTACCTGTTGTGGTAAATAGATTAAATTTTGTTTTTTCATATTCACCATTAATTGTATATAATTTATTATTTTCTATGCCCCTAAATGTAGGTATTATATCTTCCTTGTAAAAATTAAAGATTTCGGTAGCAGCTAT